AATAAACTGCATAAGGGGCCACTACTTTTCTATAACCAAAGCGCATTTTGGGGTAGCTCGGGCCCCATACAATCCACTGGCCAGGCTTGAGGCGTTCATAAACTCGCATTTGATTGTCTCCTCAATCGTTCATATATTCGCATTAAAACATCGCTCCCCCGCCCTCAATAATATATACGGAAAAGTTAGTTAAATTCTTGATATTATTCAACAAAAGTATGGTTTATTAATAATATCAACAACTTACCTCATAAATTCATGTAACTTATTGAAATCATTAATAAACCGGTATAAAGTATAGCAATATCATATACTTAAGACCTTTTTCCGTATATATAAGTAGAGGATAAATATGCCTAAACGTAAATCTAAAGATTTAACTAAAACTTGCCAACAAAGTTTGGCGCGTATTAATAATATAGCTAAGCTTATAGTTTCAGACATCTCGACTGAGCAGCTAGCAAAGCGTGTGGCTGCGAGGGCGGACATTACAGAAACTGAGGCTTCCGAGCTAATAAGACTTCATAGCATTGATAAAGAAGTCCATCGTCTTCTTGTAGATCAGGTGACAGAAGGAGCTATAGCAATTAAAGCTATGGAATTACTTAATAAAAAGATGGAAGAGGGGGACCTAGAAGCGGCTAAGATCGTTATTGGTTTTAACTCTCAACTTAAACCTCATGGTACCAGGATGCTCACAGAGATGAATATTTCAGATAACCGCAAAGTTTTCATTAACTTAGATGAAAAAGCAAGAAAACTTCTTGATGAAGGAGATATTATCGATGGCGAAGGCAAGTCTAGCAATTAGGCGTAGAGCTCGTATGGCTCAAAAGAAAGTTCAGAAAACAGCAAAACTTGGTTCAGGTAAACGTTTTGCTGCTGTTGCTAGGGCTGCAAAAGCAGGCGGAGCAAGAGATCCGCAGGCTGTTGCTGCAGCAATAGGACGTAAGAAATATGGACGTAAACGATTTGCTAAGATGGCAGCAAGAGGCCGTAAAAGGAAAAGAGGCTAAAAACGCCATATTTGCCTTATAATCGATTTTAATAGAAAGGATGGGGGTTTTATCATTTTTTCTCTAAAAACGCAGCACAGGGCAAATATGGACGTCTGAGGGGTATAATTTTGCTTATCTGTAACCCCTTTTACTCAAAAAGGATATAATACATGCTTACGTACGAGTATATTTGTAAAAAATGCGGGGATAGACAAGAGGTATGTCATCCCATAAATTTTGATGGGCAAATAAAGTGCCGCAAATGCGGAAAAGAAACTGAAAGGACAATATCTGCCCCGCATTTTATCCTTAAACCGGGTAAATCTTCATGGGCTTCGAAAGGTTATAGTGATACTAGAGAATAATAAGTTAATAGAAGTAGATAAAGATAGTGCTAAGGTATTAGATCGTCTTAGTCATGACTTTAGATATTTCTCTGCTGCTTGTTTACGGATAGTTAATAAACAAGGGGAGCTTGTTCCATTGGTTTTAAATAAAGCTCAAGAGAAACTTCTTATGCTTATTAGACGCCAAGAAAAGGTTAAAAAGCCTGTACGTATTATTATCGTTAAGGCTCGTCAGTTAGGAATGTCTACATTTATTGCTGCTTATTTCTTTTGGAAAACTCTTACTAAGAAACATAGGTCTAGTCTTATTGTAGCAGATGAAATCAAGGATGCTCAGGGGCTTCTTAATAAAAGTCAAATCTTCTATGATAACCTTCCTGGGGAGTTAAAGCCTCCAAAGAAATACAGAACAAAGAAAGAAATATATTTTGATAAACTTAATTCTAGCATTGAAGTAGATACAGCTTCAAACGAAAGTTTGGGTAGGAGCCGTACTTTCCAAATGGTACACATGTCGGAATGTGCCTTCTACCCAAACCAGGCGGAAAAAGCTATGCTTTCTCTAAAGCAAACAGTTCCTCTTCATAATGAAACCTATGTTATATTAGAATCTACAGCTAATGGTTTGGATAATATGTTTTACGAGGAAGTTAGACGTGCGCAAGCTAATGAGTCGGAATATGAAATCATATTCCTTCCTTGGTACACAGATCCACAATATCGATTAGGCGAAGATCTTGAATTCGATCTTACAGATAAAGAAAAAGAAATAAAGAAAAAATTTAAACTTGATTATGCTCAGCTACGTTGGAGGCGCTATACCATCGCAAACCAATGCGGGGATAGCGAAGAAAAATTTATGCAAGAATACCCCTCCACTGTAGATGAAGCTTTTCAATATAGTGGTCATCCAGTCTTTAATCCAGTTATTCTTAAAGAAATGAGGAATACCTTAAGCCCGATTGAATTTATTGGATCTGTCAATATTTAAAGGAAGAATTGGAGGAGAAAGACAATGGAGAACTCGAAATCTACAAGTGGCCAAAAGAAGGTCATGTTTACTCGATTGGGATTGATCCAGCCCTTGGAATCGAAGACCAAAAGTTGGATAGAGACTACACGGTTATATGCGGCGTGGATGCGTTTACAAAAGAGCAAGTTTTTCAATGGCGTGGACGAGTGGAGTGGGATCGCATTGCTCATATTGCTGTTCTTCTCGCTCGCCATTATAACGATGCTTATCTCGTTCCCGAAGGAAATAACCACGGTCTTGCCGTAATATCTAAGATCAGGGATCTTCATTATCCCTTCTTGTATAAAGAACGTGATTATGCGGAAACCGGGCTTGATAGAAAAGAACGTATCGGATTTTTAACCACTTCAAGATCAAAGCCTATGATCATTTCTCATTTTGTAGAATTGTTTAGAGAAAAATTAATTAAAGTGAATTCAATAGAATTGCTTGAAGAAATGAGCAAATTCACCCAGGACAAACGGGGCAGGATGCGGGGGACCATGAGCCATGACGATACTGTAATGGCCATGGCCCTCGCTCTCTGGGGAACACGTTATGCTCCAGTTATATTAGCTGTCGAAGATAGTAGGCCAAAGAAAATAGATTGTACAATTAAGTTTAAAGATTTAGATAAAATCTCTAGAAATAAATTTGCTGAATCAGATTGGGTAAGGGAAACATTTCCTTATAGGTTTCAATAGTAAGGACTAGAAATGGCTAATCAAAGAAATCTTATTGAACTTACAAAGGCCCGTATTGAAAGTTTTGATGCGTTCATGGAACCGCGTTATAGACTTATGCGGGAATGGTTTGATTTATATCAAGGAACATATTTTGCAGAACGTGGAAGTCTTGAGGCAGATCTTTTCTATGATGTTAAGCTTATCTATTCTATTATCAATGGATTTGTTCCTTCTCTTATACTTTCAGATCCAGATATAGTTTTAAGACCAAGAAAGGAAACTTCAGTTAATATTACGCAATTAACAGAAGTTGTTTCTAATTATTATTGGCGTGAACTCAATATTAAAGAGGAGTTAAAGAAAGTTGTAAGAGATACTTTCATATATGGTTTTGGAGTAATGAAGACTGGCTGGAACACAAAGTTTCGATCTCGAAATAAAAAGTTTGATTCTGAAAGCCCTGGGGGAGAGAAGAATTTTGATGTAAGTGAATACTTACAAACAGATAGTCCTTTCATGCATCGTGTTAGTCCTTATTTCTTTATGTGGGATCCGCAAGCCCGTACACTTGATAGCGCTAGATGGGTGGGGGAGAAGTTAATTAGACCAATAGAGGAAGTTATTAATAATAAAGCATATGATCAAAAAATAGCAAAAGATATTAATCCTTCTACATATGGTATGCAAGATGTTCTTTTTGGAGATGATGGGGCGCATGTAATTGAGCAAGATCCAGATAAGTATGCTGTTCTTTATGAAATCCATGATCGAGAACGAAATCTTTTAATTACATTAGCTGATGGTGTAGAAGAACCACTTCGTGTTATTCCGTATCCTTATAAGGATCTGGAAGGTACACATTATGGGATGCTTGTTTACCATCCATTACCGGACCGCGTAGAAGGGCTATCGCTTGTTGAATTGCTTCGTGATCAACAAATTACCCTTAATCGTGTCCGTACTTTACAAGCTAATCATGCTAAAAAATGTGCTAGAATTTATGCAGTATCTACTGAATCGGCAATGAAAAATGAAGATATTGAAAAAATTCAACGTGGGGTAGATGGAGCAGTTGTTAGAGTGAATGGACGTCCAGAAGATATTAAAGCTCTTGATCATGCTGTTCTTCCTCAAGAATTATTTGCTATGGGAGATATTTCGCGCGGTGATATGATGATGGTGGCAGGGTCGCCTCCCCATCGTTTTGGGATGCCTGCTGGTGGAAGGACATCAGCTACAGAGATTCAGAGTATGAATACTGCAGAACAATTCCGCCTGGAAGATATGCGCACAGTTACAGAAGATTTTTCGGGGCGCATGACAAAGAAAATGATTCAAATTATGGCTAATAAACTTAGCGATGAGAAAGTTATTATGATTGCTGGTGAAGATAAGTTTCAGCCATTTAAATTTAGAAAAGAAGATCTTAAAGGAGAATTTGATTTTACAGTGGAAGCTGGATCAATGGTGAGGCAAAATCGTGAAGTGGAGCGTCAGCAACTTATTCAGTTCTTAAATATGACTGCTCAATTACCACAAGTAAATCATTTGGAGATAGTGAAGAGAATTGCGAAAACATTTGGATGGAAGAATTTGTCTAATCTTATACAGCAGCAAGCTCCTGTGGAACCACAAGGAATTCTCTCCACTCAAGTACAAAATACTCCCAATCCTCCTTCTGCGACAAGTCAATTGACAAGTCCATTTACTAATGAGGGGAAATAGTTATGTGGAAAGATTGGGACGATAGCGTATTTAGCGATCATGAAGAAGATGACGACGAAGATTTTAGATTTAATTAAAAAGATTTTTATGAATATTTCTTTCTATAGATATGATAGTGATTGGCCTACTGTTCAAATCGTAAGAAGAGAAGAGGCTGCTGAGGTGCTTAGAGAGCTTCCAGAAAATAAGAAATTTTTTATGGCTTCCATTACTTCTGTGGGAAATGATGAAAATTATGTAAAAATATATATATTTGATAAAGATAAGAAAAGAAGACTTAATAGTAGGAAAGAAGATAATTGGTTTAAGTGGTAGAAAATGGCTTTAAAAAAGAAAATATTATATCATAATAGAGTGAGTGGGTCTCTTGCTTCCAAGTATTCACCTGATGGAGGAAAACAATCTCTTATCAGTGAAATATTTATTTTTAATACTACTACAGGAAATGCAACAATTCAATTGTGTGTGGATGGTGATGGAACTACTTATGATCAAACTACAGCTATTCTTTGGAATAGAGTGGTTACAGCAAATAGAGAATTACATATACAGTTTGGAGATGAGAGCGGAATTCCCCTTACTTCAATTAGCAATGTTGCTGCTTTTTGTACAGCTAGCGGGGCTCTTACTCTTTTATTGTTAGGCAAAGAAACAATTTTGTAAGGAGATTAAATAATGGCAAAGGCACTTGGGTTCACCCCTGACTACTTAACCGCCGGGACACTTGGACAGGCCAAAAAAGTTGTTGCCACCTCCGGTGGTAATGTAGAACTTATTGGTTCAACAAGTGCGCCTGTAGGAATTTTTGTTCGAGTGATGAGTAATACTGGCTCTACAATGGTTATGTTAGGAGATACCAACATGACCGCAGATTCTTCTACATCACCAGGAGCTATTATTATTGTGGGAGCACAAAGTGGATTAGCTATTAATTTATCTGGAGCTATTTATGCTAGAACTGATGCAGGAACTGCTACTATTGCGGTTGCTCCAATTTTAAGTCATGGCTTAGCCAGTGAACTTATAAGCTAGGGAGAATAAAATATGCGCAATTTTTTGAACGAGTACGGTGCGACATCAACGACCGTGAATGAGATAACAATATCTGCTGCTGTTTCAGAAATTAATTTCACAGATACTACGCCTGGGGATGATGATTGGCGTATATATGTTGATGGTGATGACTTCATTTTTGAGCGCGAAGGTACTGAAGAATTTAGATTTGATACAAGCGATAATAGATTAGAAATTAATGGAGCAATTAGTTGTACGGCTAGTGCAGATATCGCCGGTGCTTTATCTGTTGGTTCCTTAGATGTTAGCGCTGGATCGAGTCTTGGTTCTTTAACAGTTAGTGGAAATGCTAATATTGGCCTTCAATGTAGTGCAGGAAGTTTATATACTAGCGGTAATGCTGATATTGATGGAAGTTTAAAAATTAAAGGTGCTCTTTATACTAGTGCTAGTGTATACATACAAGGAGGAGATGTACAATATACTCGAAGTAATGCAGGAGCAGATATTAAAATACAAGTTTATAACTCTTCTTCTTCTACTGCTTCTAATGCTCAGATAGAAGTAGTTACTGAATCAAATGGAGATCCAGAATTTAGATGTTATAATAAAAGTGCTTATTGGGTTCAAGGAATTCCAAATAATAATGGAAATGCTTATTGTATTAATTCTGGGGCAGGGCTTGGAACAGCTAGTGCTGCTCTTGTTATTACTACTTCTGATAATGTTAAGATCCCTAATGGCGACCTCACGGTGAGCCGGGCTGTGTCCGGATCTAATGTTGCTATTAAAATTGAAAATACTTCTATGACTGCTAATAGTGATGTTAGACTTTGGTTATATGGGACGGCTGGGGATAGCAATCCGCATGTGCGTTTTACTAGTGAAGCCACTACAAATTGGGCCGTAGGAATAGATGCAGGTAACGGAGATCGATTTGTTATTTGCCCTGGATTTGATCCAGATGCGGCTAATCCTGGCCTCTATATTACAAGAGCTAGAGATGTTACAATTCCTAATGGGGATTTAGATGTTGCTGGAGCATGTAATGTTGGATCTCTTGATGTTAGTGCTAATTCAGCTTTAGGCAGTTTGCAAGTAAGTGGCAATGCTTCTGCTAATACATTAGATATCACAGGAGCAGCAGCAATTGGTTCTATTGATTGCAGTGGTAATTGTGACGTAAATGGTAGAATGGCAGCCACCACTCTTGGTGTTCAATCAATGTTTGTTAGCGCTAATGCCGCTCCAAGTTCAGCACAACTTACCAGCTCCTTTGGTTTTGCGCAAGCTACCGCGGGAGGCGGTTTTTACGGAATATATAGTGACAGCGCAACGGCCCATCATCTCGTTATGTGTAACGGGTCAGATTGGTTTACTGCGGTGTTAACAAAACAAACATAAATTAAGAGGTAATTAAAATGACGGAAAAGACAGCAAAAAAAGAAGAAGTTAAGGTGGAAGATAAGCGAACAATGAATTCAGATGGAGAGGTTACGCTTGATGGAAAATCTTTAGCTGATGTTCAAAAAGAGAAAGTAGAAAAAACTTTTCAAGTAGCAGATGAGATTTCAACAGGAGATGAAAGAAAAATTCTTAAAGATGAGCATTTTACAAAGCTAGAGAATTTTACATTGAAAATGGGAATGCTTGATAGGGAAATGAGAGGACTTCAGCAGCAGGCCGAGGCTTATTTTAATCAGATAGCTCGGGAATATTATCCAGCTAATACTCGTGTTAGATTGGATCTAGCAGGACATAGTATTATTAAAGTAAATACGGAGGATAAATAAGATTCCTCTTTATAGTTTTAAATGCTATCTCTGTGGAAAGATTCAAGATAGAATCTTTGAACTTAGGGATCACAATAAACGCTGGGTGAGATGCGACAGATGTTTAATAGGGCCAGCAAAGAAAATTCCAGTTCTTATTTCTTCTCTTTCTACAAAAGTATTTGACCTTCCGTTTCTTTTTAAGAAACCATTTCAGGGAAGTTATTCTGAAATGAAGACTCAAATGAGAAAAGAAGGAATTGTAGATACGGAATGTGGACCAAGAAAAGCTGATTTAATAAATACAGCTAAAAGAAAAAAGGTAGAGCGTCCTAAGTGGCTAAGTGCTGCTGATGATGCTAAGATAAAAATAACAGCGACGGACGAACAAGGAGAATAAAATTATGACGGATCAAAAAGAACCTACTACACTTTATGAGGCTGCGAATCAGGCTTACGCTGACCTTCCACAATCAGCAGATGATGTGGAATTCATCGGCGAAGACTTCTCCAGCTCAGATGAAGTTAGTGAGAATAACGAAAGTCCTACTGAGGAAACAGCTCCAAAAGAAGAGCCCTCCCCAGAGGAAAAAAAGGAAGTTCCAAAGGAAGAGGAATCTCTTCCAGAGGATCTTCGAACACCAGAAGATGCTAAGAGTGAGGAGGAATTAAAAAGGATTCGAGGATTTCAATCATCCTATACAAAAAGGATGCAGGCTCTCTCCGATAAAGAAAGAACTATGGAATCAGAGTTTAGGAAAGAATACGAATCTAAATTCCAGCAAATCGTTAGCCGCCTTGGCCAACAAGGCCAACCAGTACAAACTAACGTGCCCAAAACATCTCTTAAAGACTATTTTCCAGACGCTGATCCAAAACAGCTTGAGCCTTTGGAAGAGGCGTTTAACGCGATGATTGAGAATAAGATGTCTTCATTGAAAGCCGAAAATGAGAAACTCAAAGAAGCATACACGGCTAGAGCACAACAGGAATATTTAACACAGCAATGGAATTCAGTGAAATCAACATATGGAGTGGATGATGGAGTGTTAAATGATCTTGTCGCTTGGTCGCATGCAAATCCTGAGAGGGCTCGTGGTAAAACAATCGAAGATATTTATTTGATTTCAACGTGGGAAAGACAAAGAGAAGTTGGAAAAAAGCAAGCTCTTAGTGAATTAAAGAAAAAGGAGTCGGAGAGTTTAGAGACAGATTCTGCTCCTAATACTGTGGATCAGACTGAGCCTAAAACTCTTCGAGAAGCTTGGAAGCTAGCGGAACAAGAAATCCGCAAGGCTAAGAAGCATAAAAAAGGAGTATAACGGAAAATGGCGGTACCAAATTCTAATTTTGCGAATGATCTAATCGCCGCGACTCTAAGACGATATGACAAAATGCTGCAATCTACTATTCTCGACCAGACGAATGCGCTGGCCGCGATGAAGCAACGCAGTGTTGAAGTCCGCGGTGGACGAGAACTCGCCTTTCCAGTCATCTATGATGATAATGACACATTTAAAGCTTATGAGCGGGATGATGATATTGACTTGTCCGAGCAGGATGGTCTGTCGCATTCCACATATGAATGGCGTCAGTACGCGGGTTCAATTGTAATTCCGAATATCGATCTTTTTAAGAACGGTTCGGACAAAGAGAAGATCGTTGATCTTCTTGATTATAAAGTGCAGCAACTTAAAGAAAGTATTGCTTATAAACTGACCACTGATCTTTTTGCCGCACAGAGTGGTAAGAAGATTCTTGGTCTTCCAGATCTTATTGCTTCTTCAAACAATACGGTCGGCGGTATTAACTCTTCAACGCATAGTTGGTGGAGGAATCAAAAAGCTACGACTGCTACGTTTGGAACAACCATTAATGGTAATGGTTTTGTTTATATGAATAACATCATGAGAGCTGCTTCTCCGATGGGTAAGGCACCGGATCTTATTTTGACCAGTTCCTTTCTGTATGGAGCAATTGAGCAAGCTCTTATGGCCGCTCGATCATTGGATGGAAATCGTCCAAATCCTGATTGGGGATTTGACCATATTCCTTTTAAAGGATCCTCAATTGTTTTTGACGGCCAATGTTCAACCGGTCATCTTTATTTCGTTAACACCGATAAGATTAAACTGATCCTCGGTGAAGGCGCAAAATTTGCACTTGATGAAAAAGTTGCTCCTGCGAATAAAGACATCAGCGTTTGGGTGTACAAGACATATCTTGCGCACGTTGCAAAAGAGCGACGTAGCAGCGCCCAGCTGTATGGTATTACATCAACCTAAGGAGGCTAAAAAATGTCTGCTAATATTATTCGACCTCTTCGGTCTTTCACAGACGTAGTAGCCTCTTCTGAACGTGTGTTCGGCGACGGGCTACTTGGAAAAGTCTTTTTCGACGATGCAAGCGGCGGAAAAGCTTATAAGCTTGTTAAAGCAGTCAACGGCGATGTTGTTGCTAATAAGCTTGTTCAGATTGATTTAAGCGAAGGTAATGGTTATAGTGTTGAGATTTGTGACACGACGGGTTCTGCCTGTGGAGTCGGAATCAGCTCTATTACTTCTTCAGCTTATGGATTCATCCAGGTTGCAGGTGAATGCGAACTTAAGATGAGCGCTAATGCGACGGCGGGGAATCTTCTCGTTCCGTCCAGTTCAACTGCTGGACTTGGGGCAGATTTAGCTATTACAGCTATGACTGCCACGGCGGCTGCCCGAGTTATTGGGAAAGTCGTTGACTCTCAAGCAACAGCTGGTGTTGCAGCCACTGTGCATTTGATGGGTCTTATGTAATTTAAAAGGGAAGGGGCCCCGAAAGGGGCCTTCTCCCCAAATTTTTGACGGAAAGGAAATTAAATCATGACGGATAATAAAGATAAAAAAGAAACTAAAGGAAAAGATGTAGATTCTACTATTATTAAACCAAATGAAATCTTTTCATATCTTGGAAAGAAATATGTAAAAAAACATTGTTTTTTGAAGAAATTTGATGATGAAGGTCGTCCTGTCATGCGAAAAAAATATTTCACTGATGGATCTGTACAGACTATTGGACAGGAAAATTGTACGCATCCGATTGTAGAATTTTATGGAATTGTTGAAGTGAAGACAGATAGTCCCAAAGTTTTAAAAAAATGGGGACGCCCTTTGACTACACAGATCAAAGAATATGGTCCCATTGATTCTTGGGATTTATTTAAATATGAGGATGAGAACATTATTTATGATAATCTAGAATTTAGATCTCAAGTTCTTATCCGAAAAGGAAATAAAATAATTAAGAGAAAAGAGGAAGAGTCACATGGCCGTAAGGTCGCTGAGTCAAATGAGAACTAGAATCATCCGTAAAGCTTACGGACCTGACGATAATGAAGATACAGAAATTCAACAACTTGTTGATGATGAATTGAATCGTAGTTATCAAGATATTTGTCGCCGCCATAATTGGGGCTGGATGCGAAAAGAATCTATTATCAATACTTCTGCCACTAAATCCACGGGCACAATATCAATTTCTGGTTCACAGGTTACAGGAGTGGGGACTGATTTTAGTGCTGCTATGGAAGGCTGGTATTTACAAGTAGAGGATCTTGGAGATTCCACGTATAGAATTCTTGATGTTACAAGTTCCACATCTATGACTATTGAAGGTCCTGTAAGTGAGGCGGTTTCTACTTCTAGTTATTTGGCTTTTAAAGCTGACTATGCGTTGCCACTTGGTTTGGATGAGGGCTCTATCGATCTCGTCATTGATACTGAAGAGAGCAAAAAGATAGAGCCCCTCCCCCACAATTTGGCAGAAGATTATTGGCCAAATTTTAGTGGGGTNAGTCCAGTAAATCTTCCTAATTATTTCTCCATTGTGGGAAGAGATACAGATAATCAAGTTCTTATTAGATTCTATCCTGTT